TTTGGGACGCAAAAAGAAGCGACGATCAACCTGGAAGATTTGGAGGCGGCATAGAAAAAGGGCGGACCCGAAAGCCCGCCCATGATCGTCATGCTGTCCGCTTCAACGCTATCCGAAGCTCTTTGCCTTGCCGGCCAATTTCTAAAAACTCAGAAACCTCACGCCATGACTTGCTTGCCTCGCCTTCCGTCTCTCCAAGTAGCTGAGCAAGTCTCGCGTTTGAAACCGGGCCTCGTTCGCCTTCCAGGGCCTTCAGTACTTTGTGGCTGTGGAAATCGACGACGTTGGTTTCTGGAAATCGACGACGCTTCTTGGAAACTGGCGGGGGGCAGGGGATCGTCGGTTTCTCAGGTGTCAAGGTTTCCTTGATGACTGGAATCGGCGCCGGCCTCGAACGGAAAGCAAAGCCGAGGCTGACGATCGAACCGATTTCGAAAAACAGCGTCCACAAGAACGGTTCCAGCAGCATCAGAGCCGCCTTGGCTTTTTGCTGGTCGGCTCCGAAGAGGGCAGCGACGGCCGCCATCTTCTCTGCTTTGGGCGCCACCGGCTTTTGCGGGCCGAGCGTGTAGATTTCATCTTCAATCTGGGAGATGAGCGCCTGAACCTCAGTCGCCCGCTGGCGCCAATCCTTGCAGCGAGGGCCGCACCGCTCGCCACGCATTTCACTATCGGCCATGCGGTTTGCATCGTCGAAGCGGCTTTTGGCTTTGGCCAGATCGGCGCCCTTAGACGCCAGCATCATGTTGGATGCTTCAGCATCGAGCGCCTTGGCATCCGTAGTCTCAGCCTGGCGGCCCACGCTTTGATAGACAACAAGCCCGGTTCCCGACATGAACAGAACAAGGAAGCCGAGCGCCGCCAGGACGTGACACGTCCGCCAAGCGTCTACAAGAAGATGGCCAGCGGCGATGGTGCCGAACACGGTCAGTATCGTGAGGGCATGGTAGGAGGTCCAGGCTTCCGGCTTGGTGAGGACGTCACCGAGCAGGATGGTGAGGCCGCCAGCGGTGAATGCAGCGCCAGCGGCGATGGCAAGGGCACGGCCCTTTGGGGTTTGGGTACTCATTTGCCCACCCCCTCTGAGATTGCAGCTTCCATTGCCAGGATGAAAATCCCGTAGACAAGGAATGCAGCGATGATGACGGTGAGGCTGATAAATGCTAGAAGCATGGTGTCTTTACCTTTTCGATGGGAATTGGATGGTTGGACGATGGGCCTGAAACCGCGCAAACGGTTTCAGGCCCGCTTTGTTTTAGGGCGCAGCTACAAGCGCAACGATTAGAACGCAAATCAGGACGCACACGATAGGCAGGAGGATGATGATAGAGATTTCGAACATGGGTGCCTCCGTGGTTGACGCATTATAGATAGCACCGCGCATCTAGATTGTCTAGACACAATAGACATAGGAGGGCCATATTTTTGGTCTAGACGGGGTTGCGTGTCTAGATTACAACATGGAGCTATGAAGAAGGTGAGGCTTCAGGCCAATTTCCGCATTGAAGAAGAAGATCAGGAGATGATCCAGGCCCTCCGGCGCACCATCACGCGCCCGGATGGCAAGGTCCCATCCGAGACGGACATTTGGCGCTTGTGCTTGCGGGAGATCTACGACCGCGACGTGAAGGGCAAGCGGGGCCGGAAGTGATTCATTCCCGCCACACGCCGCAACTAACTTGTCGAAACCTCTAGACAAAATCCCGCAAATCACGGCAGAAGCAGATAAGTGGCGTTAAAGGATAGACTGCGGCGTTAGCAGTCAATGAGCGTCGCGAGATGGCCCCGTATTGCTTCGGCCCCGGCTCACCCTAGCTGATTTTCAGCAAAAGCCCGCAATGCGCCCAAAGTGGCGCTATTTCCATTTCATACCCCGCACGGCGGAGCCGGTTTAACCCCAGGGGGCTGGGGAACACCGCGAGACCGCGCTTAGCAGGCACCATCGCAATTCTGGGCCGCGCGTGCGGGTACTAAACCACAGATCAGATGTACGCCCCATGAACGCGCATTGGGCAGCGCCCTAATCCCCCCTTCGGAGGTCCACATGGAAAACCCGCATCGTCGCGGCCTAGCAGGCGCTTTGTTCGCCTTCGGTGGTGCTGCAAGTCGGTCCACTAAAACCGCCGTCGGCATCATTTCGCAGCCGGAAAAATGGGCGCTCTATCTCGTGCTCTTTGCCGGCGTCATTACCATCATCAAGAAAAACGCAACGCCCGACATGTGGTCCTATGCCATGTGGTTCGGCATTGCGCTCGGCCTGGCTGCGCTCCTGTATGAAATGACGGCATCGCGCGGCATTGTTCGGGCCTACTGGGAAGGCCGCGCCGGGTCTATGCTTTGGTGTGGCATGATCTGGGCCGTCGCGTTTGGCTTTAGCGTCAACAACTGGATGGGCGCTGCCAGCGAAAATCAGGCTGAGAAGACCAATCTCCATAAAGCGGCCTACACCGCCACGGTGGATACCCGCCAAGCCCTGAAAGACGCGGAAGACACCCTCGCGCGTCTCAAAGGCAAGTTCGACTGGTCGAAGAGCCTCGACGCTCCTGAGAGCTATGAAAGCCGGATCACTGCGGCGGAATCCGATGCAGCTTACGAAGCCTCAAGGGGCGGCTGCAAATCGAAGTGCATCGCTAAGCAGCAATTGGCGGCCAATCTCAAAGCCGAACGTGCCAACGCCATTGAGCGCGCCACCACGGCGGAAGAAATCAAGGTTGCAGAACGCAAGGTTGAAGAAGCTCGCAAGACCGCAAGCTCTACGAAAGTCGAGGTCAGCGAAAAGCGTAACGACCTGTTGGTGCTGACCCGCTACGCCGGCATGACGGAAGAAAGCGCGCAGATTTTCAACGGACTGTTCTCGATTATGGTCGTGTCGATCCTGCTTTCGTTCGGGTCCATGTTTGCGGAAGTGGAACAGCTTCGCCAGACCACAAAGCGCAAGCCGTTTGGCTTCTGGGCCAAGCTTCGCGGCTGGTATTATGCCGTTGTCTACGGCGAGGAAGCGCCTCAACCGGTCTACAACGTCAAGATTGAAGGCGACGGCAAAGGTGGTGAGGCCCTCGATAGCATTAAGCAGTTCAAGCGCAATATCGCAGACGCCGCCAGAAGCTACGCTCAGCCCTCTCTCAAGGGGGCCTAAAGCATGGCGAATAAGTTCTCAGTCGCTGTTCGCGATGCCCGCGCCGATGCTGTGGAAACGGCTATCGGCGCTTCGGCTGTGATGAAAATCCGCACCGGAGCACCGCCAGCCGCTATCACTGATGCCGATAGTGGTACAGTGCTGGCAACGCTCGCTCTACCATCGGATTGGCTCGCGGCAGCAAGTGGAGGCGCTAAAGCCAAATCCGGCACGTGGCAGGATGCGTCCGCCGATGCTGCCGGCACTGCGGCGCATTTCAGAATTTATGCGTCTGATGGCGTCACTCAGCATTGGCAGGGGACTGTTACTGCAACAGGTGGCGGCGGAGATATGACCGTCGATAACACGTCCTTTGCCGCGGCTCAGAGCTTTACTGTTACTGCGTTTAGCTGGACGGAAGGCAACGCCTAGTGCCAGTGCCCGCTAACCTTGTACATCAGCTAACGACCGGCACAGGCACAGGGAACCTGCCTCTGACGGCTGTTCCTGGGAAGCAAACATTCGGGGCTGCGTTTCCAGCGGGAACGGCCAACGAGTGCGATTATTTCGTGTCGCACAGAACCGCAGCGGAATGGGAATATGGAACAGCCCATGTCACGGCGGGCGCTCTTGTCCGCGACACGGTTATAGGGAGCTCTAACGCCAACGCGGCAGTAAATTTCTCAGCAGGCGATAAGGACGTCACGAACGACATCCCAGCGTCAAAGCAGGTCACGACCGATACCGCGCAGACGCTTACTAACAAAACTCTGACAAGCCCGGTGCTAACAACGCCTGCACTTGGAACGCCTGCCAGCGGTGTTTTGACCAATGCCACCGGGTTGCCGATCTCAACGGGTATCGCTGGGCTTGGTACGGGTGTTGCAACCGCGCTTGCGGTCAACGTCGGGACGGCGGGCGCTCCAGTTGTCAATGGCGGCGCGCTCGGTACGCCTGCGAGTGCAACGCTCACAAACGCAACGGGCTTGCCTCTGACGGGGCTGGTGTCGGACACAACAACAGCGCTCGGAATTGGCTCGATCAATCTAGGCCATGCTTCGGACACGACCCTAGCGCGCTCTGGCGCTGGCGATCTGACCATTGAAGGAAACGCGATTTACCGCGCGGGCGGCACTGATGTTGCACTTGCTGACGGCGGTACGGGTGCGAGCCTCGCAGATCCGAACGCCGACCGGCTGATGTTCTGGGACGATAGCGCAGGAGCGGTAACGTGGGCAGTTCCAGGCAATGGTTTGGAGTTTTCAACAACCACGCTCAACACCAAATACTCCGTGCTGCAAATTTACACGACGGACGGGACGTGGACCAAGCCCGCTGGATTAACCAAGGTCCGGGTCTGGGGCTGTGGCGCCGGTGGTGGCTCGCCAGATTGCACGGCAGCGGCGAGCCAAATTGAGGTTTCAAGTGGTGGGGCGGGCGGGTCGTTTGGATACAAGGAAATCCTAGCGGCGTCACTCGCGGCGACGGAAACCGTTACCGTTGGTGTCGGCGTGAGTAAGGCTGACGGCGAAGCTACATCCTTCGGCGCGCACATGACAATCGGGGGTGGTGGGGTCGGGGTCGTCCTAGCTTCCGGCACAACTATCGGTCAATCAGGGGTAGCAACCCTTGGGGCAGTCACTGGGGCCGATTGGTCTATGCTCGGCAGTTATGGGGGGCGTGGCAAGCGCTGGTCGGGCACCCAGGGGCAGGGCGGCAACGGCGGCGGGTCATACTTCGGCCAAGGCTACGAAGGGCCGATTTTTGGCTCAGCAGCTAGTCCCACTATTTACGGGGTCGGAGCAAATGGACCGTGCGCTAACTCCGTCTCATTACGCAGCGGCGGAACGGGTGCTGACGGAATCTTATTTGTCGAGGAGATTTATTAATGCCGGTCGCATTGGTCAGAGACGATCGAGTCGGGCAGATTTTTCCGTCGCGCGAAGCTATCGCTGGGAGGTATCACCCCGATTTTATCGCAGGCTTGATCGATGTCCCAGATCAAGTGCAACTGAATTGGGTACTCCATGAGGGCCAATGGTTGAGCGAACGGCCTGCGCCTCTGCCTACGGCGGAAGATTTCGCAAACGCCATCCAGGCGCATATCGATGAAACGGCCAAGGCCCGCGGCTACGGCGACGGCTACGGGCTTGCGTCTTATGTAGCGTCTAAGGTTGTGAGCTGGGCCGCAGAGGCGCAGGCGTTCGTCGCGTGGCGCGATGCGGTCTGGATGTACGCCTATAACGAACTCGCAAAGGTCCAGGGTGGCCAGCGTCCAGTGCCGACGATTGGGCAAATGATTTCAGAACTGCCAACGATCAACTGGCCATAAGCCATGATTGGCGGACCAATTGGCTGGCCTATTGGCGGGATCATTCCCGTCCAAATCAATGGCACGGCCACCGCCACACTTGATGATGTAACGCTTACCGCAACCGGCGCCCTCGCCATAACGGGCGAAACGTCGGCAACGCTAGACGATATCACTGCTATCGCTACGGGTTCTGGCGCCGATAATCTCGGCAGAGTTGTCGCCACCCTTGACGACATAAGCCTCACCGCTACAGCCGCTCTATCGATCGCTGGCAGCCTATCGGCAACGCTAGACGATATTACCCCGGCACAAACCGGCACACTTGATCTCGCAGCATCCTCAAGCACCACGCTTGACGCTGTATCTCTGTCAGCTACTGGCACGCTCGCCATTACTGGCGTCACCAGCGCAACGCTTGACGACGTTTCACTATCTGCGGCGGGTTCGCTCGCTATTGCAGGCGCGGTTAGCGCCACGCTTGACGATATATCCACGGCTACAACCGGCGCCGTTGCTCTCACAGCTTCAACCGCGTCAACGCTTGAAAGCATCACTCTCAGCGCCACCGGCGCCCTTGAAATCCAAGCCTCTCTAAATGTCACGCTCGATGACATTACGCTAGAGGCCTACTCAGTATCGGAAGCACTCGCCCGGTCTGACATTGTTCTAGATGACGTCACGTTCTATTCGGTCGGCATTTTCCGCCGCATCAACATCACCAGCACGTCGGCAATCAGCCAAGTCACAACAGCGCCAAGGATCAACGTCGATACCCCGATCAAGTCGAGAGCCAAACTTGGCCAGATTACTAAAGCCCAACAAAGCCTTCCGGCTCACATCACAAAGCCTGTTACGCAGGTAAGCCACATAACAGCATAGGGAATATGGATATGGCCGAGAAGGCCAAAGGTGCAAAGGCAACACGGTCACATACAACTGACCCCAAACTGAAAGCCCCGCCGACCGCGTTTAAGCCAGGCGCAGAATGGAAGGGAAACGCCGCTGGGCGTCCAAAAGGATCGCGGCACAAGCTTGGTACGGCGTTTATCGATGACCTCTACGCCGCTTGGCAAACGTCGGGGAAAGACGTGATCGCTCGCGTGATTGAAGAGCGCCCGCATGAGTTCCTTAAGTCCGTAGCCAGCATCTTGCCCAAAGAGATAGAGGTGAAGACCACCTCAGTACAGGAGTTGAGCGACGATGATCTCGCAGCAGCTCTCATTGCCCTGCGATCCGCAACTGCTCTTGCGCACGCTGGAGACGGAAGCGAAACGAAGGCGCGACACTAACCGCCTCAAATTCTACCAGCCCTACGGCAAGCAGAAGGAATTCCACGCGGCCGGCAAGATCCACCACGAACGCCTATTCATGGCGGGCAACCAGCTTGGCAAGACATGGGCTGGCGGTTTCGAGACGGCGATGCATCTTACAGGTCGCTATCCCGATTGGTGGGAAGGCCAGACGTTCGATAAGCCACCGATTATTTGGGCGTCCGGCGTGACGGGCGAAAGCACACGAGACAACCCGCAACGTGTTCTCGTTGGTAACCCGCCGAGGCTTGAAGAATGGGGGACCGGCACAATCCCTAAGGATTGCCTCATTGACCACGATAGGGCGATGGGCGTTCCGAACCTGCTCGATAACGTCGTTGTCAAATGGGGTGGCGGTGGTGACATCCAAGCGGGCGAGAGCCTTTGTTATTTCAAGGCTTACGAGAAGGGCCGCGAGAAATGGCAGGGCCCAACGATTGACGCGGTCTGGTTCGACGAAGAACCGCCGCTGGATATTTACACGGAAGGGCTGACGCGCACGAACAGAGGTCAGTGCAGTCAGTTCATCTACATCACGTTCACGCCATTGCTCGGAATGTCGGAAGTGGTTTCCATGTTTCTTATTCCTGAGAAACAGGATTCTACGAAATGACAAGTCGCCGTCGGCGCGCAGGAATCATTTTGCCATGAGCCGCCACGTCGTCTCGATGACCATCGATGATGTCGACCACTACACGCGCGAAGAAAAAGACCGGATCATAGCGAGCTACCCGCCGCACGAACGGGAAGCCCGCACCAAGGGCATCCCAACGATGGGTTCGGGCCGCGTGTTCCCGGTGTCGGAAGATAAAATCAAGGTCGACCCGTTTCCGATCCCGAAGCACTACGCTCAAATCAACGGCTGCGACTTTGGCTGGGATCATCCGTTCGGCGCTGTAAACCTCGCTTGGGACCGGGATGCGGACTGTCTCTATGTGACGAAGGGCTATCGAGAACGAGAGGCCACTCCGGTTATTCACGCCGCGTCGATCAAGCCTTGGGGCGATTGGATACCATGTGCATGGCCGCATGACGGATACCAGCACGACAAGGGCTCAGGCGACCAGCTTGCCGAACAGTACCGCAAGCAGGGCCTGAACATGTTGAAGGACCACGCCACGCACGCAGAAGGCGGCTTCGGCACTGAGGCCGGCGTCATGGAAATGCTGACACGGATGCAGACCGGACGCCTGAAAGTGTTTTCGACGATGACGGAATGGTTCGAAGAATTCCGGCTTTATCATCGCAAGGACGGGAAAATTCAGAAGGTTCGAGACGACTTGCTGAGCGCCACACGCATCGGCGTGATGATGTCACGGCACGCCTGCACAGAGCCGATCGCTTGGGAAACACACACGCCGGCTGTTGGCGATTGGATGGGCGTATGAAGACCGTCACGGAATCCGCGCTTCAGCACATCTTAGCTGCGCATCCGAACGCCGTCGTCAGCGTCAAGGACGGGGTGAAGACCGTCGCGATCCCGATGTACGACATCAACACGGACAAAGCCTGGATCGAATTGCGCGAAGTGGTTGCCGACCCGGATGTAACGCCGGTCGGCATTCTGCCGGTGTTCAATCTGCGCAAGGGCGCAAGGTTCAACCGAGGCGGCGAGGCAAGGAAATCGCCGCTTGGCCATTTGTACAAGATCATAGGCTACACGCCACCGCCAAAGGATGATGCCGACTGATGGATGACATCGTCAAAGAAGCCCGTGAGGCCATTGAGCTTTCACACGACTTCGACAAGGACAACCGCCGCGAAGCTATGGAAGACCTGCGCTTTACCGCGGGCTTTCATTGGTCGGACGCGGCGCGTGCGGAGCGCAAAAACCGCCCGATGATCACTATCAACCGCTCATCACAGTTCGTTCGCCAAGCGGCTAACCCAATACGCCAGAATATGCCGACGCTCAAAGTCGAGCCGGACGGCAAGGACGATCTACAGGGTGCGGAAGTCGTCAACGGCCTGTTTCGGCGCATCCAATACAACTCATCGGCCTCGCATGTGTATGCCAATGCGGTGGAACACATGATCGCCTGCGGCATCGGCTGGTTTCGCGTCACGACCGACTATCTGGATGATGAAAGCTTCGATCAGGAACTGCTTATCAAGCGCATCTTTAATCCGTTGAGCGTCTATGGCGACCCAAGCTCGCTTGAGCCGGACCGTTCGGACATGAACTGGGCGCTGGTTTCGGAACTGATGCCGAAGAAGGCCTTTGAGCTGAAATTCAAGGGAATGCGGGCCAACAGCGTCGAGACGATGCCGAACGGCGCCAATGGGAGCGTGAGTTGGGGATCGACGGACCACGTCCGTGTCGCTGAATTCTGGCGACGCAAGGAAGTGCCGAAGACCTTGGCTCGGCTTAAGACGGGTGAGACGGTCAATATCACCGACATGCCCAAGCGCCAGCGTGAGTGGCTGAAAGCCCAAGGCATGATCGAAGCAACTCGCGTGAGCAAGGGCTATGCGGTCGAAATGCACTTGGTATCCGGAACGGATGTTCTGGCAGAGCCGTATCAGTGCCCCTGCAAATGGATTCCGATTGTGCCGGTGATCGGCGTTGAAATCCCATTGGAGCAGGGTGTCTATCGCCATGGCCTCATTCGGTTCCAACGTGAACCGGCGCAACTATCGAACTACATGATGAGCGTTGCGGCAGAAACATTAGGCCAACAGCCGAAAGCGCCGTATCTGGCGACGCCTAAGCAGATCGGCCCATTCAAGTCGATGTGGGACAACGCCAACACAGCTTCGACGCCGTACCTGTTGCACGCAGATGGGACTGAACCACCACAGCGTATTCCACCGCCGCCGTTGCCGGCCGGTTTGATCCAAATGGCTCAGATGATGGAAGACGGCCAAAAGGCTGCTACCGGGATTTACGACGCGGCCTTGGGCGCACGGTCCAACGAAACATCTGGCGTTGCTATTCAGGGCCGTATCGAACAGGGCAACCAAGCGACATCGCATTTTGTGGACAATCTTGAACACGCCCTCGAGCATACCGGCCGCATTTTGCTGGATATGATCCCGAAGATTTACGACACGCAGCGCACCTTGCAAATGAAGGCTGAAGACGGCACGGAAACCGAAGCCCACATCAACACGCCGGTCCCTGGCTATGCGACGGAAGACGGTCAGCCGGCGATGATCAACGATCTGACACAGATGAACTTCAAGTCTGTGCGGGTTATCATGGGGCCATCTTATGCTTCGCGCCGCGCCGAAGCTGTGCAGATCCTCACGCAGTTGATCCAGGCTATGCCGCAGATTGGCGAGATTGGCGGCGACATTGTTGCGCGCAACCTCGACTTCGACGGCTCGGAAGAATTGGCCGAACGCCTGCGTGCGGTTCTACCGCCGCAAATCCTACAGATGGAGAACGGCGCCCAAGGCCAGCCGATGCAGCCGCCGCAAGACCCAATGGCCGACATGCAAATGCAGGCCCAGGCTAAAGCGGTGCAATCGCAGACCGAAGCCGAACAGGCAAAGGCCGACCAAGAGAAATCGAAAGCCGCTCAAGAGGCCCGCAAGGTCCAGGGCGTCGATCTCGACAATGCGTTGAAGTTGAAGAAGTTGCGTGAGCCGTCACCGCACCAAATGCGCGCCCAGGAACAGGGCGAGCCGATGGAAGCCGGAACCTAAAACCCTCAAAGGATTATCAATGGATATTGCCCAACCGGCAGCCCCAACAGTGGGCAGCCTGGACCCCGTCGCGTCTCAGGTTACGACGCAAAACGCAGAGCCAAACGCACCGCAGGCGGAAACGCCCGCTGGAACAGAGCAGCCCGCAAAGGCTGTAGAAGAGACCGCAGAGCAGAAAGCCGCTTCTGAGGAAACTCAGTCGCAGGATGGCGAACAGCCAAAGACGTGGAAGGAAAAGCGTCAGGAGCGCAACCGAGATCGCTGGCAGGCTTTCAAACAGGCGAAGGAAGTTCTCCCCGCCCGTCTAGAGTCGCTGGAAAAAGAGGTTGCGCGGCTTCGTGGCACGGCCCCGCCCGATTTCTCACAGATCGTAGATCCGAATGAGGAATTGGCGGAACGCACCGCTTGGAAAGTCCAGCAGCGCCAGGCCGCAGATAGCGAAGCACGGTTGAACAGCGAACGGCAGACCGCCGCTGTTGAGCAGACGCGAGCCATGGCGGCAGCTTGGGAAGAATCAAAGCAGGAGGCGCGTGAGCGTATTCCGGACTTTGATCAGGTTGTCACCGACGCAACGCCGATCCACCAACGGGCTGCACCTTTCATTGTCGAGAGTGAGAAGGGTGCCGAAATCGCTTACTACCTCGGAAAGAACCCGAAGGCTGCAAACGATCTTTTCGAAAAATTCAATACGGCTCCTGCGCAAGCACTGATTGAGCTTGGACGTATCGAAGCGCGCTTGACCGCTCCGGCGCCCAAAACCCTATCAACCGCACCCAAACCCGCACCCACTCTAGGCGGCGGCGCGAACCCCCTGCAATTCGATGCAGCACGGGCCAGCGTTGACGATATGGCGGCACGCCTTCGCGCGTCCGGCCTAATCCGGTAAGGGGCAACCTGAAAGCCAACGGAAATGAGCAATACAACGCTTACCGCAGACGTGCTGGCCAAGATCGCGCTGCCGATTCTTGAAAACGAACTTGGTGTCATCAACAAGATGTACCGCGCGCACGAAGAGGAATTCTCCTCGACCGTGAACGGCTACAAGAAGGGCGATACGATTTCGATCCGTCGCCCTGCCGACTTTACGCTGCGCACTGGGCCCAATACGTCGGCTCAGGACGTTATCGAAGGCAAGACGACACTCACCATTGATCAGCAGATCGGTGTTGATTTCTCGTTCACTTCGAGCGACCTGACGTTGAAGGTCGAAGATATGGCCACCCGTATCATCAAGCCGGCCATGAGCACGATTGCCAACGGCATGGCGCTCGATTGCCTGACGCAGATGTACCGCGGCGTCTATAACTACGTCGGCACTCCCGGTCAGCGCGTTGACTCGTTTGCCGACTTCACCAAGGCGCCGGAACGCCTGGATGAGCTGGCCGCACCGTCTGACGGGCGTTCGGCCATTCTGTGCCCCAACGACTTCTGGGGCATGGTCGGATCAAATACGGCGCTGTTCAGCCCGGCAACGGTTGAAAAGGCCTTGCGCAACGGCGACCTCGGCAACATCGGCGGCATTGATATGCTGATGAGCCAAGTTGTCCCGACGCACACGGTTGGTGCGCTTGGTGGTACGCCGCTTGTGAACGGCGCGTCGCAGAGCGTCACCTATGATGCGGTCAAGAATACGTGGTCGCAGTCGCTGGTGACGGACGGTTGGGCCAACTCAGTAACGGGCGTTTTGAAGGCTGGCGACGTCTTCACCATTGCTGGCGTCTACATGGTCAATGCGAAAACCAAAGCAGTGACCAACATCCTGCAACAGTTCGTTGTAGGGGCTGACGCAGACTCCGGCGCCGCCACGGGCCCGGCGACTTTGACGATCTCGCCGCCGATCATCGTCGCGGGTGCGTATCAGACCGTGAATGCGGCGCCGGCCGACAATGCGCCGATCACAATGGTTGGCTCTGCCGCCACGAACTACCGTCAGAACATGGCGTTCCATAAGAACGCCATGGCGTTGGCTGTGGTGCCCATGGAAATGCCGCAGGCAGCCTATGGCGGCTCGCGTCAGTCCTACAAGGGCCTCTCGGTGCGCCTGATCCCTGGCTACAACCACGCCACGGACGTCTCAAGCTGGCGCATGGATTTGCTCTATGGCCGCAAGCTGCTCGATCCGCGCGTTGCGACGCGATTTGCGGGCACGGCTTAACAATGACAGGGGCGGGGGAAACTCCGCCCCACAACCTTAACCAGAGGCGATGAAATGTCAGAGACGGACCGCAGAGTTTACATGTTCAAGGGCAATGAAGCCCGCTTATTCAATTCACCTGATGACGTTCCGGAAGGTGAAGGCTGGCAGGACGCGCCATATGACCTCGACACCGCGCCGGCCAGGAAACCCAAGAGCAAGAAGTCGGACGCAGAGCAGGTAGCAGACGAGGGCAAGCCTGATGGCGACAGCGACTGAAATTAGCACACGCGCTCTGCGGCGGGTTGGTGCCTTCGATGTTCTCGAAGCGCCGTCCGCCGTAGATGTGGCCAGCGCCACAGAAGCGCTAACCGCGATGATTGCAAGTTGGGAAGGTGAAGGTCTAAGCGGCGATATTCTGCCGATAGATGCACGCTTTGAGCAGGCCGTGATCGCGATGCTGGCGATGCGGCTCTGTGAGGAATACGGCAAGACGCCGGGTCCGGTGCTGGTTCGCGACGCTGATCGCGGTTGGTCAACGCTTCAAGCGGCATACTTTGCCGTTCCGGAATCGAAATTCGAGAACGCATTGCGCTTTACAGGGCAGGCCACAAACTACGGGTACATCACGGGCAATACTGTGGTGACGTATGACGCATGGCAGCCAGAGACGGCCTATGTGCTTCGCGCCTTTGTGATCAACAACGCCAATCGCTATGAGCTGGTGACGGCTGGAACATCGGCGTCATCGGGTGGGCCAACCGGCACGGATAGTGAAATCACGGACGGCACATGTGTGTGGTGCTGGCGCGGGGTAACCGCGGCATGACATGGACGCCCTTAGCCCTTCCGACCAAAAGCAACAAATCCCGCCTTGGGTTTGAAGGCTCAGCCCGTTTAATCAACGC